CACCCAATCATTGCTACTTATTGTAGTTTTATAAGCTCCAATATCAATAACAAAGTTTAAATCATGATCTAAAAAATATTCACAAATATGATGACGGAGTTTGTATTCTTTAGATACAAGGTATTCCCATCTATCCATTACAAACCAACTCTTGGCATAATCAATGCTGTACCACACCCGTATGGGAAGTTGACAATATCGTGTTTATTATGGTTAGCCCAATCAACAGCAGCATGATAAGAACCAATTGGTGGATGATCTCCATCTGATGGATTAAATGTATCATGGATGGTGATAGCCCATCTCTTATTAGGATTCATTCGTGTTCCATAATGTGCTAAATCTTTATAGATTTGTTCATAAGAATGATCAGCGTCAACATGGAGATAATCAATATCACTAAATTGCTCATAAACATTGTCAGTCAAGTCTTTGATGATCTTAATGTTCTCATAACCATCAATTAAATCATTATAAACAGGCAAACCCCAAGGCCCAATGTTTGCATCAATTAATGTAACATCAAAAATATTATCAGATATCTCAAGCAACTGACCTTCATTGAATAAAGTTTTCTGTGCCTCTATCATTAATTTAGGAACGAATCCTGCTCCAGAGCCTAAGCAAACAATCTTTTTTGCTTTCAACATATATGGAATAAAATAATAGAGTGATCCTGCACCGAGGAATTCTCCCTCTGCACCGTGAGACTCAGACCACTTTGATGTTTCAATAATTTCTTTAAACATAATTCTCCTTTTTCAAATCTTTTCTTTCAATATAGTTCTCAATTGAAATGACACCGCTTTCACTTTCAATCTTGTAAGAGTCAAGTCTTGTAAGAGTCTTTTGGTCTTCAATCTTTTCTAGTCTAACAGCGAACCAATGCCCCGGTTTAACAATACTCTTGATTTTTTTAAACGGTGTAGGGAACACAACAATCTTAAAGATTGACTTACCATCCCAGCAATACAAGTTTGACATCTCTTTATCCTTAGAAGTCATGAATGTTCTCTGATGGAATACATACATCAATGTCTTTTCATCTTCAACCAATCCAAGACCGGTCTTATAAAGCCAAGAGTTCTCATGTTCCATACCCTTAGCTCTTAACATCATCAACTCATACAAGTCTGTCCCGTGATATTCGTATGCATCGCAGAACGCATGTAAGGTTCTGTCTCCGATTAGCGCATAAACAAAGTCTCTTGTTGCAAGTTCGGTGTTTCTTTCAGCAAATACCGTTGTAGAGCCTGAATGGTCTTCAAATTCAATACGGAGGTATTGTGGTGTTTTCTTTGTAGAACGCACCACAGCCTTAACCAGCGTCAATGGAGAGGTGATTTCGTGGAAGTCTGCAATATTCCCTACGAAGGCATCCATCTCATTTGTATCGTCTGAAATCTTGATAGGAAATCCCAAAACCGGCAGGTAGTACTTCTCATGGTCAAAATTGGAGACATGACCAATATTTTGGAATGCTCCAACCTTGTCAAAATTCTCCCTCAGAGTGCTCTTGACAGCCGTTTTACGGCATTTATTAGCAAATTCCTCGTATGAGTCAAAGGGGCGCTTACTTAGAATTTCCTCAATGGCAGATTTACCGCATGAGGCGACATTTGATAGACCAAAACGGATTGCCTCATAATCGCTACGGACTTCCACTGAGAAGAACTCTTCTGAAAGGTTGATATCTGGAGGAAGGATGTTTACACCCATTCTCTGAGCTTCCATAAGATAAGCAGTAATCTTGTCCGTTGCAGATTCGTTATAGAGCAATGACCACACAAACTCAATCGGATAGTTGATCTTTAACCACATTGTTTGGTATGAAAGCATTGAATATGCGACAGCATGAGACTTGTTAAACATATACAAAGCTGCCATTTCAAACTCTGACCAAATCTTTTTGGCTTGAGCTTTACCAATATACTTGTTATTGACAAACTTCTCTTTAAACTCATCAAAGCCAGCAGCATCTCTCTTCTTACCAATGATCTTACGCAAACGGTCAGCATCTGACCATGTGAAGTCTGCAAGAAGCACTGCCATTTGCATTAACTGCTCTTGGAAAATAACTGTTCCATATGTTTCTTCTAGAACATCCTTAACAACAGCGTGAGGATACTCAGGCTTTGTAACACCTTTCTTGCAATCAATGTATCTCTGACCTTGTGACAGCAATGCTCCCGGTCTTACCAATGCGTTTGACACAACTAAGTCATTGAAGTTGTCAATACCCATTCTTTCAATAAGATTACGATAAGCAGCAGCATCTGTTTGGAATACACCGACTGTATTGCCAGCGTTAAAGTTCTCATAAACCTTTGGATCGTCAAGTGTTAATGACAACTCGCCAACATCAACGCCCCTTGTTTCTTTAATCTTATTAATACAGTCTTTAATAACAGATACTGTCTTCAATCCAAGAACATCGATCTTGATCAATCCAACTGCTTCAGCATCTTCCATATCAAATGCAGTAACAACAGAACGCTCTCCTGTTGATGAGTCTTTTCTTGTTTCTACAGGACACACTTCACTAAGCGGAATTGAGGAAACAACCATACCAGCAGCATGGACTCCAGCATTACGAATACGACCTTCGATCACTCTTGCAATATCAGATACATCGGGATACTTACGACAGAAGATCTTTCCCTTTTCTGATGTTACAAGTTCATCAATTGTTTCAAAGTATGGTGTGATTGCGTTAATCTCTTGATAAGGAACTTGGAAGACTCTAGCAACATCCTTTACAGCACTCTTGGCTTTAAATTCACCATAAGTTGTAATAGCAGCAACATTATCTGCTCCCCATCTTTCACGAAGATAGTTACGAACTTCACCTCTACGCTTATCTTCAAAGTCTAAGTCAATATCTGGATAGTCGTTTCTTTCAGGATTAATAAATCGAGCAAACAATAGGCCGTACTTTAGTGGATCAACTTTTGTAATGTCCAACAGATAAGCTAACACCGAACCACCGACAGAACCACGACCTGTTCCACGACCAATTCCATTCTTGTCAGCCCATTTCACCAAGTCCCAAACAATGAGGAAGTAATCTGAGAATCCAAGTTGTTGAATAATACCAAGTTCTTCATTAAGTCGTTCCTGATATTCCGGTCCAAGTTTTTGATTCTTAATTGCAAACTCTGCAATCTCACGCAGGTAATCATTTGAATCTAGAACCTTTGAGTATTTGGGGAGAAGGTTACGCTTTGTAATAATCTCTGCTGTGCATTTCTCAGCGACTTCCATTGTGTTTTCAAGATACTCAATGTCGTCATAGCCGACTTCCTTAAACCAAGAGTGAACCGTCTGTGCATCTGCGATATATGGGTTAATCTCATCAAACCGCAAAAAGCGCTCAGGATAGAGAGCGTTCATCTTGTCAACAATGTCATTTGCTGGGTCTTTTAATGCATCAAGATTTGCCTGTGCGATACGAATGTCTCCAGCGTTTAGCGAAGGATATTGAGATACCATCAACAACACTTCTTCAGCACCACGATGTTGATGATCAGGAAAGTGGCAGTCAGCAGTGGCAACAACCTTTTTGCCATATGCCTTTGCCATTTCAATTAGTTTGTTGTTCAGACTCTTTGGGTTCCATGCTTGAATCTCAAAATAGAAATCATCACCAAAGATGTTGATAAATCTTTCAGCAAGCCGGTCAGCCTTTGCGTAGTCCTTTGCTTCAATCGCCTTTGAGATTGCACCACCCATACAACCGGACAATGCGATAATGTCATTGTCCACCATTTGCTCCAGCAAATCAAAGTCAATGCGTGGTTTATAATAAAAGTTCTTTGTCCAACCAAGTTGGGAAATCTTAAAGAGCTTGCTCAAGCCAGCATTATTCTTTGCCAGCAAAATGAGGTGGAACCGCTCATATTTTGTTTGCTCGTCAGCGCCGATTGATGGAACGAAATATGCTTCAACACCAAACAAGGGCTTAACGCCCTTGTCCTTGCAAGCGTATTGAAACTTCAATACACCGCCCATTGTTCCGTGATCAGTGATAGCAGCAGCATACTGACCGTTTAGGCTTGTGATGTTAGCAATCTCCTGTGGAGTACTCATTCCGTCAAGCAGTGAGTATTCCGAGTGACAGTGCAGATGCACAAAGTCCATTTCAATTCCAATCTAAGTCGTAAAGCGTATCTATTGTTGGGAGTCTCTCCCAGTTTTTTTGATTGTACCATTGTTTACGCAGAAATGCGTTGATACCTTCATTTAATAAAATCTCAACCTCGTTAGGATTATCCTCTACAACGAAGCGTGGATTCAATTCACTAATCACATGATGCTTTTCGTGAATGTTCGTAAAAATTGGTCGTTGCGTTCCGATACGCCAAAAGTCCAGCCAAGGCTCCGTATGCTTCATAGCAGCAGGACAGCGCCTCGCCGTTACCACATGAACATCAATGCCACTTTCAAACCAATAGTTGATTTGGTGCCACGCATCCTCGTATGGCTTTAAGTTCTTCCAAAATAATGGATCATTGAAGATCTTCATTGCTTTATCATCATTTGAGTCTGTAATCAACCAATGGGAATAGTCTAAATCGCCACTTTTAATATCGTCATGACGAAATAACCATTGATCAATGGATGATGCAATATCTGCAATCACTCCATCTAAATCTAATACAATTGATTCTTTCATTGTTTCCTTAAAAGGTTAAGAGGGGTCTGTTTTACCAGACCCCTCCACCTCCCGAATTAAATCACCAAGAATCCTTAGCAACTTCACCAGTAGTGAAGAACTTCTCTTGCTTCTCATATGGCAATGTCATATAGAGAGAATCAAGGTCATGCATTGGCAATGACTTAATATCCTCTGGCATCTCAGTTGATTCCAATGGAATCAAAGTGTAGTTAGTGTCAGAAGGGCCGGATCCTGTTCTAGCAATCTTAAAGTAGCGGTCAGTGATTGTGCCGAACTCCTTTGCGTATTCAATAAGGATAAGACCGACATGGCGCTGGTTAAAGGTAGTGTCAAGAACTCTAGGCTCCCAAACACCCGGTTCAACTTCAACAGCAATGTTGATTACCAAGTGAGGCTTTGAACGCCAAGCCTTATCGTGGACAGATTGCTCTGTAGCCCAACAACGATAGTTAAACTTTGACAAACCAGCTGTTGATGCTGCTCGCCACTTCCAGTTAATTGGTGAAGTAACGACTGGAATTGTCTTAGCAGTTCCGACTTCCTCATCATAGTGATGAGCATCTTCTGTTAATTCCTGACGGAATCGAATACGGTATGACTCTCCTGAGCCAACCGTAAAGTATTTCTTGGCACCTGTTTTCTGTCCGCTCTGTGCTGGAACGACATTCTTTTCCAGGTCTTTTAATGATTTAATTGATTGAAACATTTTTTCTCCTATAATGTATGTTTTTTGTTATTTACAATTTCTTGTATTTGTTTACTTGTCATTTCACCAGGATCTTTACACCCAGTGTTATTTTCTACCACATAAATTTCTTTACCTTGGCAGAGATTTATTATATCATCACGCATGGCATTTCCGGCATCATCATTGTCAGAAAATATGGTGATTTGATCAAAGCACCTTTTTATAATCTTGATTTGATTTGCAGACACTTGAGCGCCTAGTGTTGATACAACATTTGGGAAACCGGCCTGATGAACCATCATCGCATCAACACTGCCCTCAACAATAATGCAGGAATCATACTTCTTTGCATTTTGTATGTTAAACAATACATCAGCTCTTTTAAACCCCTTGTTATAAAGGTAACGAGGCTCTTGCTCCGGTTTTATTGCCCTACCAATGAAGCCAACCAGTTTGTAGTTTTGACTTCTAACAGGTATGACAATTCTTTCTTTTACTTTTGAGTACCCAATTTCAAAGTATTCTAGTGTCTCATAACTGAGACCTCTATCGTGAAACATTTTGATACTCAAAAGATCTTCTTGGTTTGAATAGTCAATCTCCACATCGGAGATATCTAACTCTTCAATGTAATCATTTTTTCTAAATCCGTTTTCAATCTGCTTTTGGATTGCTACAGGATCTAGGCTAACATCTCTGCCGTATGGCTTGCCAGTTATGTGCTTATATAACTGTCTGAAGTTTCCTTTTTTACCACATGATGGATTGAAACACTGCCATAAGCCAGTTTTAGTGTTAATAAAAAATGCTGGGCTATTTCTATTCTTATGGAATGGGCAATACAAATTAAACTCTTGACCGTTTTGAGATTCAATCATTATATTTGACTTCTCAAAAAGTTCACGAATTTGCGATTCCATACTATATACAGAATATGATTTTAAACTTGAAGATATCCCGATTGGCATCGTAATCAGTCCTTAAAATTGTTTTATTGAACTTGCCATTAATAGCTTTCCATTCATCTTCCATCCAAGGTCTTAACCTTGCAATAGTTTCAATGTCTTTGGCTTCACCTTCAATAACTTTCTTATTCTTCATTTTTATATGTCCCATTCTTCTTCCCATTTTCCTGTCTCTAGGTTCCATCTTAAAAAGAAACCAAATTGACTTGATCTTCTAACCTTTCTTGATACGACTTGAAATAAGTCTGAATTATACTCACGCTGAATTGCAAGAACTAAGTCAGCATCATAAGCCAACTGCTTACTCCATGCAACTTCTTCCAATTCTGGCGGTCTTTCTGAGTGACCCTCGCTCATTGTTACAGCAGCAACATCGATAATGGGCACTCCGTTTTTAACAGCCATTCTCTTGAATGCTTTTGAAAGGTTCTTTGCCTTCTCTGTTTCATTTCTAGCACCAGAAGCATCATCAAACAAGCCGTGATAATCCAAGATAACAATGTCTGGTCTATACTGATCAATCTTGGCTTGCACCATGTTTTGATCTGCTGTTTCAAGACCCTCTGATGTTACAAGATGTATTGAGTGTTTACCTTCAAATGTTTCTTCAGCCCATTTTTCATAACCATCAACAATAGATGGGTTGGCACGAACAAGATCTGTGTTAGTAAATGTACCACTGCCATTATTCAGCAGTGTGTCAAGCCTTTGCCCCTCTTGCTTCTTATTCATTTCTAGAGAAATGATCAATGGTCTGTAGCCAGCTTTCCAAGCATTTACAGCAAATAGTCTTGCAATAAATGACTTACCAACACCTGTCCAACCTAGAAGAACAATAAAATCTCCCGGTTGCCAACCGCCAAACTGTTTATCAATAACTTTAATTCCACTAGGAATACCTTGCAGTTCACCAGTACCTTTTTCTGATCTTTCACGCAAATCAATTGCTCTATCTTTCCATTCACCTACCAAGTCAGTATCTTTAAGATTGCTTGAATACTTGAACAAGGCAGATGTGTTCTCCATCAAATAAGCTAACGCTTCTTTCGGACCGGCTTCGCTAAGTAAGCCATTAGTCTTTGATACAAGAACTCTTGTCTGATAGGCAAGTGAACCTTTCTTAGCCTCTTCAATGTAGTACTTGATAGGTTCAGGAGTAGCGTAAAACTCAAACTCAGGGTGGTGTTGTTTTACAGTTTCTTTTGATGGAACTTTTTTATGCTCGTCATAGTGAGCAACGATGAAGTTCCAAACATCTCTATATTCAATGAAGACATTTTCAACACCCTCATTTACAGCCGTTACATAATCATTAGATTGAATAAGTGAATTCAATAATCTAACTTCGTAATTCATTCGTTAACCATTCTATCGTGAGTATCTCTCACAATTTGTCTAAATCTTTCTTTGGACTCTGTTTCTTGTTTTACTTTTTCAGTAAATTTTTTTGATTCAACAGCAAAATCAAACATTAAAAATGGGCCTGTCTTACTTTTGACAAAATAATCAACAGTATCCATCAACAAATCACCATCATAATGTTCTGTCAGGGCATCAGCAACCGCTTCTTGACGAGGCGAATCAGGAATAAAAAGTTTACCTGATTTTTTGCAGGATTCCTTTAAGCACTGAATTAGCTCTTGACCTGTTATTTGCTTTTTCACTATTCACCTCCTTCCATGTTAATTGAAGGTATTCAAACTCTGATATTCCACCGTTCACACCGTAGAAGTTCCCAGTATTCCACATACTAACAAAACATTCAGTACGGACTGTGCATTCTTTACAGATTTCTTTAGCACTGTCAACATCTTCTTTTTTGTAAGAGAACCACAAGTTTCTATTCTCATGATCTAGACAGAGTGCTGATTCTTTCCAATTACTTTGCATCATCTAGTTCTTGCAATTTGGCTTCAATTTGCTCATCAATTGAATTCCACAATTTCTGCCAAGCTGCTTCATCATCTAAACTTGAGGCTTTGCATTTAGCACCAGCATCAAGCCTTAGAGATTCGTAGTTGCCAAGATTTTTCGTAATCCCGACAGATGCCCAAATTTCTACTTCATTATTTTCTGACATGTTATTCCTTTATTTTGTTTTCTATTTTCTGCTCAAGCAGTTTTATGTTTATATTTTTCTTCACTGGTCGCCCAGGAATCCTTGAATTAAAGAACTCTACCATAGTGTAAACATCTTGTTCTCTGTAGAATCTCCATGAGGAATAGCCATTATACATATCCCCAAACTTTTCTGCACTTGGAATCAAAGATCTTTTTTCATATTTTCTTATGGTGTCCGGTCTTTTCTCAACAATCTTAGCAACTTCTCCAACAGTATATATCCGATAAAGAATCAATTCATTCTGTTGGTATGGAAGTTCTATTATTTCATTTGTATCCAATCTTTCAACATAAATTTTATTAGCTTTTTTATTAATCTTTTTTAACTTGACAATAGTATCAGCATAAGTATAAAACTTGTTAGTTGTCAGATTATTTCTGACCATGACCGCCTCTCTTCTCTGCTAAAAGCTTAAGAAACCTTTGCAGTCTTGGGACTTCAATATCTTTGGAGTCTGCACATATAACGCATGTTACATCAACATAGTATTTGCCATAAGCATAGTACTGATCACCAATAAACTTTAGGCCTCCACAATTTGAGCACTTAAGTTTTATTGCATGCATATCAATCCAACCAGCAGTTGTATTCAGCAGTAACAATACCTTTAATTGGATGTACAAACATTAATGGTTGAGATGCACGACCTACTGCTCCCAACACCTCAATCGCATATGTATTAGTTGATTCAGGACTACCTGAAATACGACACTGGACAGTATTGAATGTCATCTTAGTCGGTGTATGGAAATGTCCAAAATAAACATCGTCAAACGCATCAACTAGATTACCATCTTTATCCTTGCGTTCAATACCGCCGATCTTCCATCCATAAACTTTCTTTTGAAATGAGTAGAACGAAGAAAGACTCCCAAACTGATCTCCATGAATAAGCAAAGACTTATAATTTCCGATTGCATCAATGGCATACCAATATCGTTCTCCACGACCATCGGGGATGTTGAACTTAACTCTAGGGTTGCTTTCAAACATCAACTGAACAATTCTGTACAACATTCTGTCAGCATTTGTTTCAGGATCGTGATTTCTTCTTGACTTTCCACCAATTGCACCATGATTTCCAATTACACCAGTGAATGTAATTGTTTCAAAGTTTTCCAACATCTTATTGATGAAGTTCTTCATAATTCTTGGTCCATCAACAGTAACCTGTCTGTAAAGACCACTATCAATCAAAAACTCTTGACCGGGGAAGATTAATTCACCTTCTACAATATCTCCAAGACACCAAATCCTTAATTCCTTAACAGGATGATCTTGTCTTTGAATCTCAGTTAGATGAATAATCTTATCTGCATATTGATTGATTCTCTGTTCACAAACTGCTGAGTTGTAATCAGGAGTTACCTTTCCTAACTGCCAGTCAGCCAAGACAGCAACAGCAACCTCTTCAGAAACTTTTCTTGTGTCTTTTTTGGGTGCTGGTACTTTAGGAACAGTGTATAAACTTCCCTGTTCAATTTCTTCCTTAACAGCTCTGTAAACAGCGTCTGCTAAGTGAACTTCTTTACTCTTAAGTTTATCGTATTCTTGAAGTAACTTTGTATAACTAACTTTTAATTCTGATTCAGTACTGATCTCCTTACCAGTTTTGATATCAATTGGCATATCTATAATTCCATTTTCTTTTCTAAATTTACATAGACCCAAAGAGTCTATGCTCTTGCGACAAGAAGCATCCGCATAACGCTGATTAGCAGTGTTTGGCTCAAATGTCTCGTTGCAATTTTCTGCTGCGCAAATTTTCATAGGGATAATTATAACACCCTCTGGGCAGACTTTCCTCAATCCATTGAATTATATTTTCGAGGCATTGATGTTCTTTTTTTAAGAGGTTTTTTAACTGGCTTCTGGCGCTCATTCATGTTCTTCCTGAGTTTATCACGATGTTCTTGAGATGGTCTTTTACCTTCACGGTGAATTGCGCTATGCTCTTGCTGAGAGCAAAGGAAAAGGTTTTCTAGTCGGTTATCAGCTTTGATTTCATTGATATGATGAACACTTTCCCAACTTTTAAGATATCGACCAAGAACTTCTTCAATCAAAGCCCTGTGCTCATAAATATAGCCTTTAATGTTGGCCGGATGTTCTGGTCTTAAAATCCTTACATAACCTTTGTCATCAATGTACTTACCGCCATTATAGTTTGAGTTCATTTCTCCTAAACCGGTTCGGTCACTCCACTCAATGTCATCTCTTTTAGATGCCAGTGGTCTTGGGGGCATAATTATCCTTGTCCACCAATATCTTCAATGTAGAATTGCATCTTTGACTCATTGCATGGGATTACGAATGTTGATGGGTTAGCAGCACTATTACCACTATCTCTATAGATTTCAACATTGAATACACCACTGCCGTTTGCCCCTGTGATTCCTGTACCAGTTGTTGTTACAAAACTATAAGAGCCAGCACCAAAATATGAAGGGAAGGATGATCCTCTTATCTGCGTGTTTGCAGTCGTTGGTGGACTTGTTGTTGAAGCATCAAGGAATGTATGAATTGGTTGACTAATCTTCCAAGTGTAAAGAGTCGTTGCAGTATTAGCGTTACTTCCCTGACTTACTCTTAAAAGATAAACAGAATCTTCCTGACCCGGTGTTGAGACTTTGATTCCCGGAAATGTAAGTGTTAACTTAACATAACGACTACCGGGAAGTGTTACTGAATTATCTGGATTTCCAGATCCTTCATTCTTAAGATTAATAATTTCACTATAGGCATTCATTGAATTAGTAGTAACAGCAGTTGTCACTTCTTTAATCTTAATCAAACCCCTTGGGTTGTCATCAGTTGCATCTTTTACCTGCTGGATGTTCTCAGTCATCTGCTGAAGACGGTCAGCAGAAATTGGTGTTCCTAGTGTCCAAGCGACTTGTACATAATTCTCATAAGCCATATCTATCTATTATACATCCTCTAGAGCCTGTAATCTAGCCTCTAAATCCTCTACTTTAGCAATCAGTTCTTGGACAGCTTTAATTGTTAAAGAAAGCAGAGCTAAGTCTTTATACATAACAGGTCTAATGTGCTGAAAGTCTTCCTCTACGGAAAATGGCAATCTACCGTCAATAGATTCTCGGTATTCTGGGCTATCAAACTCATAAGAAACCAAGGAGCCTTCAAAATTCTTTTGAACATCTATAATATCTTCAAGAATAAAACCAACTTCCTTATTTATTTGCTTTAAAGCATATGTATAATCATCATCATTTTTATTTCTTTTATATGTAAATTTTACAGGTTTTAATTCTTTAATTAAGTCAAAAACAGATTCATTAATATATTCAATATTTTCTTTTATCTGTATTGTTGAACTTTGTTTTTGAACATATCCACTCGAGTTTAAAACAAGAACTGTTCCAGAGTCGGTGCCAATATTTGCCATATAAATTTCACCATCATTTCTAACACCGAAATAATGAGTGTTAGCTGAGTTCTGCGCTCTGAATGACCACCCTGAGCCTGCGGTACTACTACCTCTAACCTTAAATGTTGTTGCTCCTCCGTCACCTGTTGCCCCATTGACTCGAACATTATTACCAACTGATAAATCATCACCAATAATTATTGTTCCATTTGAATATAATGTTGTGCTACCAGCAGATATGTTGGAAGTGTTAATGTTCCAACCACCAATTGAACCTGAAGTTGCTGTCACAGATCCTGTTAAGCTTGCATTAGTTGCCGAAACATTTCCTTCTGGAGTAACACTAAAGTTTGTGCTAACTATCGCACCATTTGAAAGAATATCAATCCCCGGTGTACTTACCGAGTTTGCAGTTATTGCTCCACGAATTGATGCACTGGAAAACTCTGCACTACCAGCATAAGTTATTGCCCATCCAGCAGTTCCCTGACCTGTTATAACTCCATTTGCAGCAATTGTTCCATCATAATTATTACTTCTAATAATATTATTAATTAAAACAATATTCGATGATAACTCATTTGATGTTATTGTATTAGCAGAAATTTCATCAGCTGTGATAGTATTAGCTTGAATCTGAGTAGCTGTAATAGTATTTGCTCTTATACTTTTACCACTTAATGTGTCTGGAGCTAAACTTAATCCAGCAGGTGTTAAAACTTTAGAATTAACAATTCTAATAACCCATTCTTCCATAGCAGATTGATTGACACTCTGTCTATTGATTCTTGTTTGTGAACCTGTATAGCCTAGGGAAAAATCAAACAATGAATACGAACCAACATCGATAATTGTTGAATTAATACCATTATGGGAATGACCTCCTGAACCAAAAAAAGATATTCCGTTTTCTGATGTTCTTGTTGTCATATTGCCTTCCTCAAGGTTATAGAGTGATCTAATGTATCTCCAACATTTAGACTATGAGAAACCACCCAGTAATCAGTATTTGATATATTTAGGCTAGTAAATTCTGATATTCTAATTCTATCACCAATTTGAAGCGTAGGAATTGCCATAGTTTGTATTTGCAGGACTGGTACTGGTGTAGTAAATTTATCAATTAAGAAATCAGCAATCTGCTGGGCTTTTGCCGCGCTATAAATATATTCGTTTTCAATAACAACTTCTTTCAATCCATATTTGCGAATATCATCAGTAAGAGAAGCAGTCTGTTTTTTAATTAAATTAGCAGAATCCTGCTTGATTACTGGTACACCTGCAATTGATGTGAAATCAACCTCGCCTGTTTTAGCATTGGTACCCTGAATAAAAGCAAGCTCGCCTTCTGGAACGGAAGTTGAAGCAGCCAAAATCAATTGGGCATTGTAAGCATTTGTCGTAAATCTAACCAGTTCAATTTCTGGGGGGAATGTGTTTGAAATTGCTGTAATCAATGGCTTCTGAATATTAAAAGCGGGGGCGTTGTCGTATTTAATATCATAGTAACGAACTTCCCTTACAGGATCATTTGCAAAATGAGCAGATGGTGTGGTATCAAATTCTCCTCTAGTAACGCCCAAGAAGTTTGTTGAATCAATTGATGAATATTTTACAATTTCACTATCAATTTTTAAATAACCGCTTGTTGGGAAAGGCGGTCTATCAGTTGTTGATACCGGCAATGTATTAGAATTGGCAGTAACATTTGTTGTTAATTTTACAACGCCCAAAGTTGATGGATCTGGCGTTGCTGTCCAAAGACCTTGCCTTGTTGAGATAAGAGGGTTATACTCTGTTACATTTACAGTTACTTTATTAGTTTGTAACTGAACATTGTAATCGCCAGAAATGATATGTGAATTACTACTTATTGTTTTTTGGACATTTGCATGTTGTGAAATTGAAGGTTCAAAATATCTATAAAAGTGGATATACCTAAAATTATTTTCTTCATCAACATAGAAACGACCAAAATCAGCAAGAGTAATTGAATCAATAATGGCCTTTGCACTTTGATCATTACCATAAAGATGAGGGAAGTTTGTCAACTCTCTTATTTGTGTTGATATATATCTATTACGAATTTCATCATCTGTTAAAGCCCGGTTATACATGGCAAATTCATCAATATAGAAATCTCTTACAATTGATGGTTCTGTTTCAGTTCCTGCTGAGAATGACGCACCACGACCACCGATTGTTATGTCGTTTATCCAACTAGCCTGTGTGCCAACACCGTCAGTTTCACCCAATTTAGATCCATTTACATAATAATGAATTGCCCCATCAGTATGTTTTGCAACAATATGAGAGTATTGAGTTGTTGATAATGCTGTATTTGACGATACGGTTTTAACATCTCCATTGTGTTTTACAACACGAAAACCATTTGAAGTCGATGTGTTGAAGAATTCAAATCCGCTTGTTGACGATGAATTATTCCAGTTGCTGACATACTCTCCACTATTAGAGAAAGTGTAAGGTAATTTAACATACAACTCAATTGTCCATTCATCAGTAAAATTTGAAGATTGACTGTTTGCTAAATTCAAAGATTCGCTGTATGGAATTCTTATATATGTATTATAATTAACTGCATTTCTTGTAACTTGACCTACCAATACAGATTTATTGTTAGGTTCGGAAACTAAACCTGTTACTTGATTTATAATAGGCCCATTAACATAAACAGCATCATTTTGATAATGATTTCTATTTTTTAAATTCTTATTAATGGTGTATGGGCTTGAACTGGTTACAGTTGCAAAGGTGGAGTTTCTTGATCCAACATAATCCTTAGCAACTACAGTTGTAAATTGGCTGGCAGGTGAAGCAGAGTAATTTGAAGCTATTCCTGAAGATTGTTCCATCCCCAATTTAAGAGTCATAGCCTTACCAGAATCTTTTGGACCTTCAGCATGAAAGAATTCAATTCTTATTTTGTATGGAACACCAGCATCAAGGTCAATATTGTCTCCAAGATAGTCATAGGAGGAAAGGTAGATGTTATCAGTATTTGTTTTTAATCTTGTCCAAGTGTCAAGTACTAGCGTATCGTCAATAAAAGCTCTAACGCCTGAATTTATTGTTGTTATATTTAAGTTATAACCGCTAGTTGCTGGAGGTATAAAATAGCCATCAATAACTCCGTTGTAATATTCGCTATGCTCAACAACATCCCTCTCTAAAAAAGAAAAGTTTTGCATGTCAACAGCAAGACTTGTATTTACATTCATTAAATCTGGGACTGAAGATGCCATACGCTGAGAAGAACTATAGGCAACATGTGTTGGAGGAATATAAGCCTTAGCGCCCATCGCCTTATCATACTTACTTAGAGTAACATCAAGAGCATCGGCTTTAATATCCTTAACTTCATTTTCCTTACCAGTTGCAATTTTCCAAACTCGACATCTTAATCCTTGATTTAAAGATACTGCGGCTTCATCTCTTTGAACGGGAGTATCAAAAGAGTATAAAAGAACAGCATTTTCTTTTGCAAAATTTGTATAAGGTTTTATCTGAATATATTCATTTTTAGAAATATTCGTGCTCATCAACATCTTTTCAATGGCATCACCGACTGTTGAATTCTGAACATAGAATCCTTTCGTAACCTGCTTCTCTGTCAGGAATTTGCTTTTATCTAGACATTTAACAGACACTTCCATAGATGTACCGCCTGTCCATTCATCAACATAGAATTCTCCAGCGTTTACATATTCATATGGATCAAAAGAAACTGTAACGCCAGAACTGTGTGACCTTGCAATCGTGTTTGCATAACCTCTTTCTAAAATATTAACTGTCACATCAGTTCTTGTTGAACACAACACCCTCTCTTCATTAGGAGTGTTTGGTTCAAGAACCAGAGTAAATGTATTAGTAGCATTGCCATTTAAGAATTTTGAAGCATCGGAAACGGTAATTGTGTTTGAAGAAGAAGCAATGTTCCCAATCAATTGGGTATTTACGAGAACATCATCTGTTTTAACAATCCTCCACCCATTATAGATATTTATCTTTAAATCTTTCTTCATGTATTTACCATATAATGAAGAATTATCAAATGGATTAAACACTCTAGTTGTATTATCTAGTGTGATTGAGGCGCTTGAAGAGCCTGTGCCAGCAATTGGAATTGAATTTTCCCATAATTCACCTTGTCTATCAACACTGTGAGAAATTGTATAATCTGTAATATCAACTTCATACAGCGGCTCAACCTCATGCACTCTTGCATAGTCGTTTGGATTTTGTGTGCTATAAATTGTTAACAAAATTCTACTTACATCATTTGAGATATTAGATGGCAAAATATGATCATTATAATAATCATCTACTGAAATTGATGAATATGTGTTATAAAAAGCAGAAAGCGTATTGTTATACACTTCAATCTTATATGCGCTTATCTTTCCAGAAAATTCAGATGTTGCAACCCTGATTTTATTAACTTTTCTTTCTGTAAAATTGTAATCTAAAGTTATTGGAGTTGTGAATTCATAGCCCCCATTAGCATGAACATTTGCCGTTGATGAAGTATATGATCTCCATCCAAATTCATAGTTATCCTCAAGATCGCTTGGCATACAGTGCCAAGTTCCATCAGCACGAATAACCTTATCCATGTTGTCTTTATCGCCAGCAACAGCCCATGTGTATGCTTGTCTAGAGACACCATTCATGCTCTGTTCTGGTTTAAAGAAGTAGCCTCCTAGCAGTGAGTTACCGGCCATTTGGTCAGCATAAGTACCCCTGGAGTTGGATGGATATGGATCGTTTGTGGTAACAGTTAAATTATCAACATGTCTGCTATCAAGAAATGTTATTACAATTTTTGGCTTGACTTTTTGAGCATAAGCATCTATCGCAGATGTAAAAGTATTGGAAAGATTCTTACCATATATATCTTTAGTAATCATTAAATCTCCTCAAGCTCCACATCACATCTCCAAAAATATGTGCCAGTACCTAAATCGCGGCGTATTAAATCTTCAGAGTAATTTGTAATAAAAACATTATACTCTGTTTCTTCAAAAACATCTTCTGGATTTTCGCCATATTTAATAACGGTTAAAGTATGGTAATCAGGATCCATAGACTTTTCTTTTATGAAATTTCTAGCCTGTCTTTTATCAATCGTATTTTCTTTATCTGATGGGAGCCATTCCCAAGATAATTTAAAAGATTGCTTACCACTTGTAGCTCTTTTATAGTATCTAGATTTTGAGCTATTCCAATTACTCTTTTCTACAAAGACTGGTTTATTTGAATTATTAAATTTACGATTCTGGTCTGTCAGGGGAACTCCATCAAGAAGAACCAATGGGATATACGAACCTGGATTCTGTACAGATGGGGTGAACCTTATAAGGTCTGGAATAATAAAATTACTAGAAATTGACAAAGATACAGCCCCAGCGATATCAATCCTCACTGGAGTCGCTATAGACACATCTAGAAGACCGTCTAGGCTGGCTGACGCTGACTTGATAGCGAAAGCGGAGGCTGTGAAGTCGCCCTCTCCATCCATTGCGATACTTTGGGAAAAGATAGCAGTAGCAGAAACTGTCAGATCCGACTCAATAGAAAGAGAAGCAGAACCTGTGACAATGACAACACCGCTATTAAAAAGAGCGCTTCTTAAAAGAGGACTTATATTATAAGTTGGCTCATTTGCCATTATGCCTCCTCAACGGTAAGAGACACTGTGAAATAATCACACCCAGTTGATGGGTCTCTCCTTATAAGATCCTCATTATAGTCATTAATATAAACATAAATTAACTCAGCCTCTTCATTATGATCCATCTTAATTTCCATTAAAATTTTATTTCTAACTGTTAATGCTAAATCTTTAATATAATCACGACCCTTGCGATTATCAATTGTGTGTGTGTCTAGAGAGGGCAACCAATCCCATTGAAAAGTGAAGGAGCTTTTGTTTTTCTTTATGTACCTTCTAGATGCTCCATTATCTAATTCAACCTGACCTGCATTGACCGTAACACTGTCCGTCATCTTTCGACCTTGCTCGGTTATCTCTTCATTATTTAATGATAAAAAACTTATAATTGACATTACATTCCTCTGTTTATACCATTATAAGTTTTAATTACACGAGATTCAAGACCTGCCTGCTTTTGGTTTGCAGGGACTACCTTCATGTTATATTCCTTCATCATAGAGTTAAACCATTCGGTTTCTCCAATAAAGTTGTCGACATAGAAATTATAATTATGAGTAGTTTCTGAAGATGTCGTTTGCGGAGCATTACTTACTCCAGAAATCTTTGCATAGTTAGACATTGGCATATTAAACTTAGGAACTTTAGGAACATAGATTCCCTTATTCATTTGACTGAGCATGTCTAAGCCATACTTTTTGACAGCAGAATTTCTTAAAACATACTCACCACCGTGAAGGATTGCTGGAATTGCTTGCTGAGAAGGACCGAATGTGAACCCGCCTTGTGCGTATGGTAAAATACCTCCGTTGAATCTTGCAGGAACATTTCTAAATATACCTGTTTTGCCATCTCTACGATATACATATGTTAAATAAGTCATTAGAGGGTTTAATGGACCTGAAGCGCCTGTGTCAACCCATTGCATAGCGGCTCTAAGACTTGCTGGCGAATATGGCCCCATCACAACGGGAGGAGCGTTTGTTTCAGAACGCCCTGTGCCTCCTCCTCCTCCAGAAATAGCATTACCAATATCTTTAGCACCTTCGGCTGCTGCTTTCTTAGCCTCTTCAAGACCCTTCTTTACGGCCTCTGCAATTGTAAGAGCTTTAACTTTTTCATTAATTGTACTAACAATTGCTGCAAATGCGCTACCAATTCCTCTTTGATTCTTAAGAATCTCTTGTTCCATTGCTGTATTAGCATCAGCAATTGCTTTTCTAAACACACCGGCCAAACTGGTTTCGCTCGTTGGGTTGTTCTTATCAGCAATGTATGTTGTCAATTGCGTCATTGCAGAGCCATATGCTGTTTGAATCGCTCCACCGGAAGCGAAAGCATTGGTGATTACAGATGGAATACCAGCAGATGTGCTTGTGAGCATTGTTGATGTAACACCCAATATGCTTTCTGCATTACCACCAGTACCAGAAGAAAGTCCAAATCTTGTTTTTGCTACTTCAACAAGTTTGCCCATTTCGGTTGAAAAGAATCCTGCATCAGATGTTGTTGGGTCTAGCCCTGTTCTAATTAGAGCTGGCAGTTGAGAGAATGATGTTTGGAATGCTGTATTGATGGCTGCTGATTTTTCATTTGCCTTGGCAGCGATTCTTCCAAACTGTTCTGAAAGTTGGGTTTCAGAAATTGTTCCATTTCTAGTTACTTCTTCAACATAATCTTCAAATTCCTTAATTGCCTCATCGAATAATTTTGCAGCCTCATCCTTATTCTTTTGAATAATAGCAATTGCATCTTGTCTGTTCTGACCTTGAAGTTCTCTCTGCCTTGATTTGTCTAGGTCTGAAATTTCATTATTGAAATCATCCGCATTTTTCAACTCAGCAAGATCAAGGTTTCTTGCATCATCAACACGACCTTCATAAATTGCCAAAGTCCTTTCTTTTTGGTAGTTGTTTCTCTGAAGTTCTCTGTCCTTGATTCTTTGTCTTCTATTTGATTCATACTCTTCGGTGGCAGTAAGTCTTTCTTCAGCTTCAGCAAGCGCTTCAATACCAGCAATTTGATCGTCATAAGCTTTGAGAGCATCTTCTTTTTGCTTATTAAGAATTTCAGAAAGTTCTGTCTTAATCTTACTCATTGCGTTGCCAATATTTCCAATTACAGCATCAAAGTAAGAATCTTGTAGACTCTTCATTCCTTCTTTGACTGCATTTGCAATTGCTTGACCAGCAGCTTTAGCAGCAGATGGGTCTTTAAATGTTTGACCAACATCTTTTCCAAGTTGCTTTCCAAGACCTTCTGGTATCAAACCACCCTTAACCATTCCATCAATAAAACTATTAATTGCATTTCTACCAGCAGCAGCAAAATTGCTTGCTGATCCAATTTTTCCTGTTAACCAGTTTGCAACACTATCAATTCCTGACATTAGTTTGTTTTGTGCTGTTTGAGCCATATCACCTAATGCATTACCAACTCCTGCTAGTCTTCCAATAAGTTTGTTAACACTATCTGCACCATTGTCAACGAAGTCGAGAACTTTATTTTGCGCTCCTTGCACATATCCCTTTAATTTATCAAATGCACCGCCAATAAATGGAATTTTAGATGCTAGCCCAAGAAGACCCTTTGCGATTCCAAACCATGTATTTATATATGTTTTAGCAATCATCTTGGCAATATTGACAAGGCCTTGAAGAAGCTTTGAGAATGCAGTTAATATGAAATCAACAATAAAGATAACTGGCTGGACAATGCCGGCGAAGAACAGTTGAGTTGAAGCCTTAGCCATCCATCTAATTGAATTAACAAAGAAGATCGGTATCTGCTCAAGAATATTTACAATAGTAGTAACCATAGCAAAGAAGAGAGTAACAATCAGTTTAAGAATTGGAGCAAGTATTATAATTATCCCCTTAAGAACTTTTCCTACAACATCTCTGAGATTTCCAAATGCATCTTTAATTCTTCCCCATGCATTGGAGAAATCTCCTTTAAATAGAGACACAACTGCTTTAATAATATTTATAATAAATTTAATAGCAGGAACAAATGCCTCAACAATTGGCTTAATTCCTGACATAATTTGTCTTATAACAGGTACAATATTTTTTTCAACAAAATCTTTAATCTTTGGCATAACTTCAAGTACTTTATCTGCAAAATTACCAATCTTCTTACCCAAGTCTTCTGCTGACTTACCACCCTTATCAGCACCGCCCAAGAAGCTTGCGAAGAAGTCAATAATTGGAGCAAGAATTAATCCAAAAATTTCCTTAACCTTTTGCCAAGCCATCTTAAATTTCTGAATAGCGCCATCAGAGTATTGTGCCCATGCACTTGTTGACTTCTTTAATAAGAAGAAGGCTCCAACCAATGCAGCAAGAAGAAGAATTACAGGTCCACCAACTTTTGGAATCATTGCAATCTTTTGGATAATATTTGTCAAAACTGGTCCAGCAATCATTCCGACCATTCCGAATTGGTATGACAACATGCTTACTGCTGTTCCCATACCACCCATAACACTGCTCTTGAGTCCAGCGCCAAACCCTTGGATTCCAGCCATAGCCCCACCAACAAGACCTTTTCTTCCACCTTGACCATTAGCATCTGGCTTAACACCAAGAATCATTCCTCTAATACCATCAGATTTAACTTGTTGATTGTTGACACCCATGTATGTGCCACCAATCATTTTTGCTTTCAGAATATTCATTGCACCAGCAAAACGACCTGCTTGTTCACCTGCTGCTTTCAATGTTCCCGGCAACCTTGCAATTCCACTTGCAAGTTTATTAATAGAACTTCCAAATGGAACAAATTTTAGAGCCAACATTGTCATTGCTCCAGTAACTTGCAGAGCAACTTTTGTTGAACTCATACCAAACTGAACACCAGCAGTAGTTATAATTCCAGCTAATGCGCCGAGTTTCTGTTTGACTGTCAAATTAGCAAGATCGATTGCAGAAGCATCTCTTTGCAGAGAAGCAATAGCGGCTCCTCTTGTTGCGCTTGCTCTAAGTTTTCCAGCAAATTTAACAGCTCCCTGAGATCCAGAAGTCATTGCTAATGTATCAATAATCTTTAAAGCACCACCTATATTTCCAAGCAGTGAATTGCTAAGATTTCTAAAAGTTTTATAGAGAGTAAATGTTGTTTTATTCATTGCTCTAAATGTCACAATTGAGCTATTAAATGCAACAATGCCTATTTCTTGAATACCTTTAGTTAAAACTCTTCCAGTTGCATTTATAACATTATTAACTTTTATGCTTCCTTGATAAAGCCTATTGGTAAAACCAAGAATGCTATTAACAACAGAATTGGCCATAGTTTCAAAACCAGAAGGTGTAATGTTTGCAAACAATCTTGCTGATAGTTCTTCTGCCTTTCCTGTTGAAACCCTTGAAGGAGCAATTCCTGCTCTTTCAAGGTTTCTGTCAAGAATTCCACCCATACCCGTTCTTTTTGGCGCAGCCTTATCAGTCTTAAGTTTTCCACCACGATCAAGACTTGCAGAAAGAGGCGTTGGCAAATATGGAGCATATGTTGTTTGCAACAACGCCTTTAGATTTGGGAATAGATTAGTTTTCTGAATTGCACTTCCGACACCCATAAGTGCTCTTGGGACAACTGCTTTAAGATTGTTTACAAACCCTTCAATTGGAGGCATTGCCTCACCTGTTAATGGGTCAGTCTTTCTGTACTTCATTAATGGAGCAGTCCCGCCTAGCGCTCTTGCAAGATATTCAAGTCGACTTGGGGAGAAAACATTGCCAAAAACAGTGCCAAAACTTCCAAGACTCTTTTCTGCAAGAGAGAGTGGATTAAAAGCTGCTCTAATTGCTCTCGCCATAAGACCAGGCGCTTTAGTGCTTGTTGCTGCTTTTACAATCTCTTTAAAAGAATAAATTAATTGGAATCTAACTGACTTACCAACAAATCTTGCCTCAGATACAATTGGAGACAAGTCTGATACAAATTTTCTTGCAACCTCTTTGAAATCAATTTGTTGACTTAATTGAGCAATTAATTGAGAAGTTGTTTGCTTATTAATACTCATGATTGGAGGCTGATTCAATTGATTTTGAATTGATGGCATATAAGGCACTGAAGGACCAGACGCTCCAGATGTTGCAATCCTCATTTGCTGATCTAATTGATTTTGAATTTGCTGTATTGGAGTAACCATTGATGCCCTCTTCAAAGCAGATCTTTCAATTTGAATTTGAATTCTCTTAATCATCATGTCAACACGCTTTTGCAATGACTTCTCAAGTTGAGCATCAATTCTTGCTTGCAATTCTGGTGTTATGACAGGTGAAACAGGAGCAGGTGGAGGTGGTGGAATTACAACAGCAGGTGAAACAGGAGGTGGTGGTGGAATTACAACAGTGGATGAGGTAGGAGCAGGAGGAGGTGGTGGTGCAGGAGTCGATGAAGCAGGTGGTGCAGATGGTGCTGGAGTTCTTGGTGCTCTTGGGGATGGAGCTGGACCTGCTGCTGCTACTGTTGCATCAGCAATTAATTTATCATCAATTGCTTTTGTAATAATTGCTATAGCTTTTGCTTTTGTATCTGTTAGTTTTCTTTCTGCACCCTCAACAGGCTTTGTTCTATCAGTTCCTCCCAGAATTGTGTCTGCGAGATACTGGAGTTGTCTTCCTGTAAGAGAATTAAGCTCAGTTAATGTGATGCCGTATTTCTTAATATAGTCAGCAAGTTTAAGCATTTGTTGATAGGCAACATCCCCATCCTTTTCCAACTCAGCAAGTGGAATTTCAAAAGAACCAATTCTTTCAACCTTTGCTGTTTTCTTTGGTCTTGCAGTTGCCGATGGTTCTGCTCCTGCACTTGATGCTGCTTTTGCTTTTGCTTTTGCAGCATTCAATCTTTCAACTGTCTTATCAAATGCCTCTTGTACTCCCAGAGTTGCAACATCTCTTGCATACATAACAAGTCTTTGGAACATTTCTTGGACAGGTCCGGCTTTGGCAAACTTGACAGCCTGCAATTGCTTTAATGCTTCAGCAGGTGTTGCAATTGCACTTTCAATTGTCATTCCAATCTTGGCAAGTTCTTGTTTCAACAACTCAAGATCATCAACCGCTCCAAGACCGACACCTTGAGCAATTTCAGCAAGACCCTTGCCCTGAACTTTCAAGGATTGTAAGAATTGGTCAAGAACATTTGTTGGAATTTGCATTGCAGACTGCAACTGCGTATTGATATTTCCAAGAAGTGTTGGACCATCTGGAACAGCGGCAGACAAAGATTTTGGTCGCATTGATGGAGAAATATCTGGTGCCATCTTTGCAAGTTTTGCCTGAGCCTTTTCAAGAGCTGTTGTAATTTCTAGAATCTTGTTTGCAATTTGTGTGGACAGTTCCTCAAGTTCTTTTGTGGTAGCAGACTTTGTGAGATTAAAGAACTTTCTTATTTCTTTATCATCAGCAAAAGTTCCTCTCTTCATTGACATTCTGCTCAATGATTTAGATATACTTTCTAATGTAGTCAATTCTCTTTGAAGTTTCGATACAGCCTCTTGTGCTTTCAAAACATTCTTTGGTATTTCAGCAGCCTTTGTTACGATAACATCTTGTGCTTTTGAAACAGCATCAACTCTTTGTCCTGATTCATTCACACCAATAGATGGTTTTGGCAAATATCCAACAGAACCAGATGTTTTTGATTTTGGTTTTTCAGTAAATTCTTCTACTGTAGGTGGTGTAAATCCACTGGGCTTGGATGTGCCAAATCGAGGCAATCCACCACGCCTTAAAAGAATCTCTTCTCTTAGTTTTGAAACTCTTTTATCAATTAATTGAAGTAGTTTTTCATTTGCAGCAATTTCTTCTTTAATAACCTTTAATGTTTTACCTTCAATGCTTAAATTATCAATAAGAATTTGCTTCTCTTTTATGTAATTATCTCTTCTTTCAGCGTCTGTTTTACCTCTAGTGCTTCCGAATAACGCTTTGGCTTCATCTGTTTTAAGAGCAGCACCTTTAAATGTTTTTGCTTTTTCAATTTGTGCTTGCAGTTCAGCTTCTCTTGATGCTAATTTATCTAATTTACCTTTTAATGATTTTGTATTAAATTCAATTAAAGAAACCTGTTCATTCCTAGCTTGTGTAAGATCTCGACTTGCTTTGTCAATAGCAGCACCTTTAGCGCTTTCTAACACATTTTTAGGTATTGCTTGAATTGAACCAAATTGTTTTGTTAATTCTGCTAGTCTGCTACCAACTGCCTTTGCAATCTGCGTGTCGATATCAAAAATAAATTGTTGGGTTTTTTCACTAATGATTTTTGGCAATGTCTTATTACGACCACCAGCATTTCTCGCAGCTTCATCTGCTGCTCTAATACTTTCTCTATATGCCGCTTGATCTTCTTGACCAATTAAAGCAGGAGTTTCCGATCCTCTTTTTGCCTGTAATTCTTGTTCATATCTTTCTGCAATTTTGTCTCTAGCAGCTTGAATTCCTTTTTGTCTCTTTTTATTAAATGCTTCATACTGCGCTTCTGTCATTAAATCTAATGACTTACCACTTTTAAGAGTTCTTTCATAACCTTCTGTTGAAGACATTTCTCTTCTATATACGGCTCGCTTGGCTCTTCCCGGTTCGAAACCGGCCATCAATTCATCAACAATTCTTTTCGCTGTTAAGACATATTGTCTAAACTCTTTCATTCCAATTTGGAGAGAATCTCCTACTTGGGGTATAAGACTTTCAAGAGTTGCACGAGCATCTCTAGTTCCAACCTTTACTCGTTTAATATTCCCATCTTCGTCTCTCATCGAAACGGTTTTTCTAGCATTCCTTAAATTAGCTTTTTTATCTAGATCCCTATATCCAATTTTTGTATAATCGATATCGCCTTTTTGCGCTCCAGTGGCTGATGCGACCTTGCCAGCGGCATCAGAGAAAATATTTCCAAAAGCATTTGACAAAGAGTCTTGCAATTTACCAGTAACGCCTTTAAAGTTAAATCTTTTCTTTGCACCCTTTCCTAAAGCAAGTGCTCTGTTAACCTCTCCTTCGAATTCCAAAATTGTTTGACCAGCAATATTTGTAAGAATTTTTGGAGCTATTGCAGTCCTTGTCATTGATTGAATTAGTTTAATTAATGATTCTCTAGTAATAGCCAATGCTTGACCATTGGCATCAACAAGTTCTCCCATTTTATTAAAAATTGGAGGTAACTGTATACCAAGAGCTTGAGCTAACTCAAAGAATTTCTGTTTAGTGAGAATAAGTGCACCACGAGAACCAGTTCCAGTTTTCTTAACAAGATTTAAAGAATCAATAATTTCATCAACTGGCGTTGTCAAAACTCTTAAGGATGCTTGAACATTAGATTGCATTTGTTCAACAGTTGATGCAAGTTTTTGTGCTTTTGGAGAGATACCCTCAAGAGGAGTTCCAGAAGGTGTTGGAATCTTTTTAACAGTATTGGAATCGGCTTTTACTTGTGCATCAACTGCTTTAGCATCGGCTTCTGCTTGGGCTTGCTGAACCTTTCTTGTTCCTCTTGAAGATCTCTCATTAACAGGTTTTGGATCAACAGGAGCAGCAGTGGTCTTCTTGGTAGCAGTAGCATCTGCTTTTGTTTGCTCTTTCACCGCTACTGCGTCTTTTTCAACCTGAGATGCCTGAACATTCTTCGTTCCTGTATCTGAGGCTTCTGTAACATCAGTTGGTTTAACAGGAGGAGCTTTTGTTTGCGTTGAAGCGACAGTCTTCTTAGCATTATCAGCAATCTTTTCGGTAGCCTCTTCGACAGCTTGTTTTGGTGCAAGAATTGCTTTAAGAAGAACTCTTCTTATTTCTTCTACTTTAAGACCAGATACATTTTTAATACCTAGACCTTTTGCCATATCAAGAAGCTGTTTTTTAGTAGATTTGGCAATACTGTCTATCACCTCTCCATACACTTGCTCTATACCACTCGGTAATGCTGGTTTTGGAATTAAAGAAGCAGGTGTTGGAATATTATTATTAACAACAGTCGGATCAACCATTGGCAATGTTCTTTGTCTAATCTTGACAGGCACAGTTGTTGGTGCGGGTGGATGAGAATGAGCAGGGACTGGACCAGTTGTAGA